AACGATGAACTATGAGTACTATATCCATATATTTCTATATAATCTGTAGAACCATTACAATATACTAATGATGAAATATTAATATTACCATAGTTTCCAGTGCTATTAATTCTTGCTTGACAATCCCAATGTGAACCATTTTTATAAATATGAATTTGCGTATTATCTCCAGCACTGCCAGTATAATTAATTCTTACACTAGCATTAACTTGATAGTAACCAGCTACTGTAGGTGTAAAACGATAATTAGTTGCATTATCATAATTAGAGTTGGTATCAAAATCTTCTGTGTTATATTGTATTTTAGTAAATGTTGAAGATGAAATATTTTGATTTGTACCTAATTTGGCACTAAACGCTGGACCAGCATTTTGTATAATATCACCAGTCAATGCTGATGCTGGTAATGTCTTGCCAGCTGCCATTGTAATACCACTGCTATCTACTGTAGCAATATCTGCACCAGCACTCTGTAGTTTTATCTCACCCGACGTATCCGACGTCATTACTAAGCCACTAGATGTATCCGCGTTTAATGTTATTGACATAATATATTCCTATAATATAACCCAGCGTTGCCCGCTTGGGATGGTTACTGTAACGCCTGAATTTACTGTTATAGGCCCTACACTCATTGCACTTTTTCCTGTAGATATAGTGTAACTTGTTGTTACTGTTAATGCATTTTCTTGGAAAACTTCATCACTGCCTCCACCTGTAGCGCCTCCACCAATGCTACCCCATGTAGTAGTATACCCTTCAAATTTATCTGTGTCACTATTATACCTTATCATGCCACCTAATGGTGAACCTGGTCTTTGAGCTGTTCCGCCGGTTGGTAATTTTACACTTGCGTTAGAAGATAAAGTTAGTGTTGCTGGTGTTGTTAGTGTTCCACCAGAAATTGTGATTCCTGTAAATGTACCTGTTGTAAATGTACCCGCCGCTGCCGCTGTTCCGCCGATTGCTGGGGGTGAAGCAAATAAAGATGTAACTCCAGCACCTGATATAGTGCCTGACGCTGTTACATTTGCTGCTGTTAAAGTCCCAGACGATGTTAAGTTAGTAAATGTACCTGCTGCAGCTGTACCTCCACCTATAACTGTACTATCTATAGTACCGCCATTAATATCCGCACTAGTAACAGAAAGAGAAGCTAGATCTGTAATTACATTAACTACATTTGTTGCATCATTAAATACAAGAGTAGTCTTACCAGCTGGAACTGCAACACCTGTACCAGAACTATTTTTAACTGTAACAGTATCTGCAAGCCCATTATTAATAATATAGAATTTTTCAATCGCTGGGACAATTAAGTTTCTAGCACCACCTGATGTGCCTGTTAGATTAAGTCTTAGATTACGAAAAGGTTGAGTAGCGTTAGAATCAGAGGCTGTTAAAGTAACGTCTGCACTTGAAAAGCTAACGTCGGCAGAGCCAGTAATGGCTTCTTCTATCGCCGTGCCTAAATTGGTATTGGTAGTAACGCCCCATGTACCTGATTGGTCACCGGTACCAATTAACTCAATTTTTAAATCTGAATATGTACTTGCCATAATTTATCCTTGATTTTATGCTATTTTAACTCGATTGTCCTTCCATTGGAATACTTGTAGCATGTACTTTAGTATGACGTTTTTCATTCCAAGCTTCTCCACAATCGGAACATGTACCTGAATTATATTCTTCAGCGTCTACTTTCATACCACAATGTGAACATTCAAGTTCTACTTCATAAGCACATTCTACTGTGCCATCTGCTTTTTTAGTTGCATCTATTTTTATCATGCTGCTATCTCCGTCCAGTTAGGCGTTTGTGTTGTTGTTACATCTGTCCAGTTTGGTGTCTGATTAGTATCTATTTCACCCCATACAAGAGTAAATACATTAGTTTGTCCTTGTGCTTCTACTCCTGTTACATTTACAGTAGTTCCTGAACCTTCTACTACTGTTACATTACCAAGTTCAGTTATACCTCTAACCCAAAATGGATAAACGTTGGCATCAGCGGTAACAGTCGCACTTCCTAATCCTGTTGTACCTGCATTGCCGGTTACATTTACATTAACGCCTACACCTTCTATAACTGTAACAGTGCCTACTGCTGTAGTTCCTTCTTCGCCTGTTACGTCTACATTTGCATCAGCTTCAACTTGCGCTGTACCTAATCCTGTAATGCCTTGAATGCCTGTAACATTTACATTAATTCCAGTGCCTTCTACTACAGTAACAGATCCTACTGCTGTTGTGCCCACTTCTCCAGTAACGTTTACATTGACTCCAATGCCTTCAATTACTGTAACACTACCTAGTGCAGTAGTGCCTGCTTCACCTGTAACACTTACATTTGCATCAGCGGTTATAGTGGCTGAACCTAGTGCTGTAGTTCCTGCTACTCCTGTAACACTTACATTTGCATCTGCGGTGATTGTTACATCACCTATATTACCTGTAGCAAATATGCCTGTAACATTTACATTTGCATCTGCAGTAACAGTCGCGGTTCCTAATGCAGTTGTAGCAGAAACCCCTGTAACGGCTACCTGTATTGATACTCCGCCTAGTGAGGAAAATGGAGCACTAGAAAAAGGAATATCAGAAAACATTTACAATACTACCCAGCGTTGTCCTGACGGTACGGTAACTGTAACTCCACTATCAATAGTAACAGGACCCACACTCATTCCATTATATCCTGTAGGAAAAGTATAATTAGCGCTGACAGTTTCATTGTTTGTAACTATACCATTTGATGCTTCTAGTTCTGTGCCTCGTACAGCTCCAGAAACTGTAACATCCCCGTTTGCATCTCCGTATACTGCTTTACCTGCTGGGTATATACAATATACATCTTTTGTTCCCGCAGAAAAATTTACAGCACTGCCTGCGTTAGATGACGCAAGTATAGTATCTCTAGATAAAGTTGTTCCACTAGAAGTGTATGTACCAAGTCCTACTTCCCATTCATCACTTCCACTTAGTGAAATAGTGTAATATGTTGTATTACCATCACCAATAGCAGAAAAAGCTTGGTAGTCAGTCGCTGCACCAGCTAACGTTATTGTACCTGTGCCTGTCGTAGTGGTAGTTTCTTTTACCCTATCTTTAACAACAAGAGCCATATTAGCCCCCTATTAAGCTATTCTAATAATAGCGTTAGAAGCATCCGCTGTAGGAAACACTACAGTAAAATCACCTGATGTTGATGTTTTGTCTGCACCAAAGTCTAATACTGCTACAGCTTTATCTGATTGTGTTGAGTTATAAATCAACGCACCACGTGCTGTAATAGTAGAAGATGTCCATGTCTCATCATTGAAATCTAAGTACGCTGTTGTACCTGATGAAGTTGGAGCAACTGTAGTAAGTGCCTGACCACCAGCAGAATATCCAGTACCTGATACTTCGTTAGTAACTGTGTACGCTGTAGTTGTCGCATCTAATGTAGCTGATGATGTGTATAAAGCCAGGTACATAGTGTCAGCAGTTGTACCTGCACGAGCTACTGTAGTACCAAAAGCGTGAATACCATTCAATAAGTCTACTTTAAATGACGTACACATTGCTTGAGTAATTGCCATTTTTATATCTCCAAAATTTTAATTAAATCTGAATGTCCTGCATCACGCAGTTTATTCGCTATTGTTGTATGATTAGACTTAATAGCCTTTTTCATATATTGCACTAGAACATGTCTAATGTTGTTTTTATAAGCTTCTGCTTGCTCACGTATTAACGGGTTAGCATCTTGAGCTACGTATATAATCTTTGCTAATGCCATTTCCGCTACTTGTTCAGGCGTATGCCCGTGTCCTGCTTCTGATGTAACTACATCAAACTGTAAATCACCAAAGTTCATTTCTTTCATTATCTAACTGGTATCCTTTCTTGCCCACTTCTGTAAGCATCTCGTCTGTTTTTACCTTCACCTAAGTTTTGTAATAATGCCATAGCTTCTTGATATTTAGCTGTGTACGAAGCTACAGTATCTGAATCATCTTTCATAAAGACAGCTGCTTCCAACAAACTTCCATAGAATAAAGCGCTGTCAAAGTTATCACCCAACCAAGTGTTAGTAGCAGTAACGATAGACTCAGGATAATAATAGTAATGAAGCTCAGTATTGTAATTAGCATCTGGAGTAGGTCCAAGCAACATTGTTGTATCGCTGAATATTGCATAATATTGTGGTTGTCCATAAAACCCTGAATCTGTATCAGGGAATGATTCTCTAATAAAGTTTACATCTTTATTTAATAAGTATGTATATTCATTATCAGCGTTAATCACAGCAATACTAAATGTAGATAACCAATCACTAGGTAAACTAAAATATTTATTACCGCTTGTCATATTACCTGTAACATTTTTACGTAAGTCAGGCAGTTGAACTGCATTATATATTCTTTGTTCAGCCTGTTGTATAAATGTATTTATATCTGTAGTGCTATACTGGTTTTCTGTATACGATTGTACAGCTGCTACAAGTTCTGTATAGTTCATTACCTATCCTTATGCCATTGGGCCGCGTGCTTTTGTACCTTTAGTCGCTGCACCATTACCACGTGTTACTACACCTTCAGTCTTAACATCCTTTTCAGGATAGCCAGCTGTGTTAGGTGTTGCTACCACTTCTGGTTGCTTGTAAGTATGGTTACAACCTTTTCTATCTTTGTTCATATTATACTCCTAAGTTGTTGTTACAGTAACCGTGCCAACCCCGCCGGTTGCTTCCAAATCATCTTCTAAGCCTGGTAATGCAAGAGGGTTATTAAGCCCAACAGGATTCCAACCATATTGATAATCTCTTTGTATCTCCAAGTTTTTATCTGGTCTTGGATCTTTAACTGCTTGTGGGTCATCAACAGGGTACATACCTTGCATGTTCTGTGGATGGTCTGGTTCCCAACATTCTTTGCAGACTTTAATATTAGTGTCTGTAGTTTTTATAAATAAGTCTTTTAGTTATTTTAACTTATATTGAAAACCACAAC